GCAACAGGGTGCGCTAGCGATTATGCAGATTACAAATTTCGCGTTGGATTTATAGAAGGTATTGCGACGGCAGAGTCGGAGTTCCTTGATTTGATAAGACGCGCTTCGGAAGAGGAATAACACCCATGCGGGTGCGAGGGAACGGCTTCTCCCTTAACAGAGGCTGCACACAGCGGGAACGCTGCAAGGAAGAAAATGTCCGACGAAGAGTCGCACGACGAGCTAGAGGATTATCAAAAGATAATGGAACAAGCAGGGGATAAGTTGCCAAAGCCTACTGGCTGGAAGCTTCTCGTTGCTGTTCCAAAGGCCCATAAAAAAACTGATGGTGGTATCTACAAGCCCGACGAAGCACTTCACGTCGAAGAGGTAGGTACGATTATAGGTTTGATTGTTCAAATGGGAGAACTGGCCTACAAGGATGAAAAGAAATTCCCTTCTGGAAACTGGTGCGAGATTGGTGATTTCATCATGATGCGTTCTTATTCCGGAACACGATTCAAAGTAGAGAATCAAGAATTTCGATTGATCAACGATGACACAGTGGAAGCTGTTGTTGATGATCCTAGAGGGGTGGTGAAAGTCATATGAGTACAGATCAAATCGTCTCTTCACCTATGAGTGAAGCAAATGTAGACAATGAAGATACGGATGAGTCGCTTATCGAGATTGATATTATCGACGACACTCCAGAAGAGGACAGGGGGAGAATTCCTCCCGGTGAAAGATCCACAGAGGAACACGAAGGCGAGCTGAACGATGTAAGCAAGAGTGTTCACAAGCGGATTAAAAAGCTTAAATACGATTTCCACGAAGAGCGAAGAGCGAAGGAATCTTCTTCACGCCTTAGGGATGAAGCAGTAAATTACGCTCAGAATGTTCACAGAGAAAATCAGAAGCTTCGAGAATTAGTGAATCGAGGGGAGCAAGTCCTCGTCGATGAAGTGAAGGCTCGAACCGAGAAGGAATTAGAGACCGCAAAACTTCTATTAAAGAGAGCCCATGAAGAGGGTGATCCTGGGTCGATCGTAGATGCTCAAGAGACTTTATCTAGAGCGTCTTACGACTCGCAAAAAGCTCAGGAGTACATTCCTTCTGCGGAAGAGATTCCGCAACCGCAGCAACCGCAGCAACCGCAGCGGGCTCAACCGGTCAGGCAGCAACCACCGCCTGACCAAAGAGCTGCTGGATGGGCAAAAGATAATCCTTGGTTTAGAACTGACAAAGAAATGACGGCTGTCGCTTTAGCTGTTCATGAAGATCTAGTATCCAAGGGTGTTGATCCGAAGTCAGATAGTTATTACGACTCAATCGACACAAGAATACGGGAAAGATTCCCAGAAAAATTCGGCAGTGATGGTGAGGAGATTGATGTCTCCATTGACCAATCGGATCTTCGTTCCGATGGCACCCGCCGAAAACCCTCGACGATAGTGGCACCTGCAAGGCGAACTACTGGTGCTAATTCGCGCAAAGTCCAACTTACGAAGACTCAGGTATCTCTCGCAAAGCGCCTGGGTGTATCTCCTGAAGGTTATGCCAGACAACTCTTGAAATTGGAGAATAACAATGGCTAGAGGCGACGACGCCAATGGGGAACAGGATCCCCGCGCCAAACGAGAACATGAAACCCGAGAGGTTTCTGATCGACCGGCTTTTTGGACACCACCCACAGTCCTCCCAGTACCCGATCCGCAAGATGGGTACGAGTTTCGTTGGATCCGAGTTTCCATGCGTGGCGAAACGGATAACACGAATGTCTCCCGAAAATATCGGGAAGGCTGGGAGCCCGTTAAGCTTGAGGATTATCCTGAGCTTAAGCTGATTCCTGATATCGACAGTCGATTTGATGGAGCAGCGGTGATTGGTGGATTGATGCTGTGTAAGAACTCTACTGAGCTTATGGATCAGAAGAGAGATTACATCAATAAACAATCCAATATCCAGATGGAAGCCGTAGACAATAACTTCTTGCGAGAGAACGATGCGAGAATGCCTCTGCTCCCTCCGGACAGAAAAACTCGTGTCTCTTTTGGCGACGGCTCTTAGGAGATGTACTCCTACAAGTCGCCGCTTGATTTTTAGGAGAAACTAAAATGGCTTATGGACTTAAGCCCGTGCAAGGAAGCGGGACAGGTTATGGTTATAACACTGGTGGGTTCAGTGAGTTCAAGATGGCTGATGATTATGCTGGCAATGTATTTGCTGGTGATTTTGTCGAGCTTTTGACAACTGGGTATGTGCAACGCCAGAATACCACGACGGGAGAATCTCCCATTATCGCAAATCCCACGTTGGGTGTTGCGGTTGGGTTCAGTTGGGTGGATGCGACTGGTTCCCCGAATTGGGGTCAGTATTATCCCGGTGGAACTGCCACGGTAATTCGGGCATTCGTTTGTTCAGACCCTGGTCAGATCTATATGATTCAGGGCGATGAGGCGATGGACCAGTCGGATATTGGTGCCACGTTCTTTGTTGCGGGCTTTGCCGCATCAGCGGGGAGCACGGCAACTGGAAACTCTGGGATATACCTCGACTCTTCCACTACGGCTGCGACCGCCAAGACTCTTCGCTGTCTCGCGATCCCGAGTGACGGGGCCAACGAGAACAGCACAACTCCGAATGTTGTCGTTCAACTACTAAGTGGCGTGTCGCAGTTCGGCATGACTACTGGCATATAGGTAAGGAGTAAATAATCATGGCTATTTCACGCGCACAAATGATGAAGGAACTCCTTCCTGGTCTGAACGAACTGTTCGGGTTGGAGTATGCCTCGTATGAAAACGAGCATGAAGATATTTATGAAATGGAATCTTCGGACAGAGCGTTCGAAGAGGAAGTTCAGCTTTCCGGGTTTGGTTCTGCTCCGGTGAAGGCCGAAGGTTCCGCTATCGCTTACGATACGGCGCAAGAAGTCTTCACTGCTCGCTACAACCATGAGACGGTTGCTCTTGGCTTCTCCATCACGGAGGAGGCGATCGAGGATAATCTTTATGATTCTCTCTCGGCTCGTTACACCAAGGCACTTGCTCGCGGTGCAGCGAACACGAAGCAGGTCAAGGCAGCGTATCCGTTGAATAACGGATTCGGTACCTTTGAGTCGGGTGACGGCGTGTCGCTTTTCAATGCTAGCCATCCTTTGGTTAGTGGTGGAGTGAATCGAAACCAGCCCTCAACTGCATCGGATCTTAATGAGACTTCGCTTGAACAGGCTGTGATTGATATCGCAGCGTTTACTGATCAGCGTGGACTCAAGATCGCAGCTCGGGCTCGACGCCTCATTGTACCTCCGGAACTCATGTTCGTTGCAACCCGTATCCTTGATACGGAGCTTCGACCGGGAACGGCGGACAATGACATCAATGCTCTTCGGACCAATGGTGTCATCCCTGAGGGATACCGCGTCAATCATTACCTGACGGATTCGACAGGTGATGCGTGGTTCGTGATTACCGACGTGCCGAATGGCATGAAGGGCTTCACGAGAACTCCGATGTCCACGTCGATGGACGGTGATTTCGATACGGGTAATGTTCGATACAAGTGCCGAGAGCGATACAGCTTCGGTGTTTCGGATCCGCTCGGAATCTACGGTTCGACGGGTGCATAAGTAAGAGGGGTAAAGGGGGGATAGGGATAAGTATCCCCATCCCCCTTTCCTTTATCTGATGACACCTATTACCGACAGAGAAATGGGTTCGATCGAACAGAAGATTACCAATCTTGAGCATCGCCTTAGAAATGACAAGATGATTATCAATGGTCTTGTAGATGACATTGAAGAAGTTCGGTTGGAATTAACTCAATTCAAGTACAAGGTTTATGGAATTTCATCGGCTGTGCTTGTGGTGATAGGGCTCTTGTCCCTGATAATTGATTTCTTGAAGAAGGTGTAGACATGCCAGCTAAGAAGAAGCCAACTGTAGCGAGTAGGCTCAGGGGATTCGGTGCCAAGGTGAAGGCAGCTAAAGCTGCGAAGCCGGGGGCCTACCAGAGACACGAGGGCGGAGTGATTCTGAACGTCCATGATGATTTGTTATCTCGTGGGATTGGTCATGCCTTCGATTCCACCGAGAAGGCATTGAGTTCCAAGAAAGCACCGCAACGCGGTAAGCAGGCATACGGAAACAGGAATAATAAGAATTCACAGAAGCGTAAATAGCGTTTCTGTAACCAAAGCCTGACAGACTTAAACGACAGCACGCGGACTGTCAGGCTAATTGCGTGCAATGAGGTGATACAAAATGGGTCAAACAACTTTTAGTGGACCGATCAAAGCAGGAACAATTTCAAACACAACCGGAACGACTGTTGGTAGTGATATTGCCAATGTTGGATCTGTTGTTATGTCGCAGTCTATTGGCATTACAGAAGTTACAGGAAAGACTGCATCAACTATTGTCATACCGGCCAATAGCTCGATTCTCAGTATCAATGTTCTTGTTACGACCGTTTGGAATGGTGGTACGAATACTATTGATATAGGTGACAATTCTGATGAGGATATGTTCGTAGATGGGCAATCTGCCACTGCTCAAGGACTTAAAGTCTGCGCTCCTGATGTTGCGACGATTTTGAATTGGCGCGACATCGGTACTACTGATGTAAGGATTTCCTATACTTCTATAGCGGCAGGGACAGGTGTCGGAACACTTACTGTTACCTACATCCAGAACAACAACCTCTCTTAATCAGTGAACGATCCAAAGTGGTACAAAAGGCTTCACCCGGAAACGCAAGAGGTCGTGGATCAGACAGCACATCTGTTCCTCGGCCTCGGCCTTTCCGCTATGGGCGGAGCCTACTTGTCGATGGTGGCTTTGTATATCAGAGAGTTCTGGATCCAATGGCCTGTTGAGCGAGTAGCGGACACGAGGAAAGACATGGCGTTCTGGATGGGTGGCACAGGCATCTGGGAACTGTGGAGGCTAGTGAATTGATTTATCCCACAGCGATCAAGTCATATAGGTACAAAGACGGGGTTAGCTATTCATTTGGTGTAAGCGATGGCTCAACCCTTATACTTGATGGACCGTTGGTGGTTAAGAGCATAAGCCTCTCGATCAGAGCTACGTCCGTTTCCGCAGCGACAGGGTTTCTCACGATTCAGGATGGAACAACTGATCTATTTAATATTGGTCAGTCTAACTACGTATCATACTACCCAAGTGTATACAGGGTAAATTTACCCGGCGCGGGGATAAGGCTAGGTACGTCTCTCAGAATGGAAATTACAGGTCTGTCCACTACGGTATGCACGAATATTAACATCGGGTATCAAAGATGATCCAGCCAACTTATGTAATATCGAAGTATCACGAAATGTCTTCGGAGACTGGCTCGGAGAAACTTGTAGACATAGGGACAAGTTCTAGGATTAGGTTGTTTTCTGTATTTTCTATATACAGTTTCCTTTCCGTCGCTAACTTAGAAATGGGGTTCTCGTTAACTGAAGGAGATGGGGGTTCAGACATTTATTCTTCTGGTATGCAGCTTGGAAGCTTTGGGGCCAACACAGTGAACATAACACCATTCGCTCAGTATGCC